ATTATCAGAATACAGCTTCTAATGGCAATTGTGTATATCAGACAAGTCTATCCCAAAAATGATGGAATTAATGAACTTTCACGATACATGACTTTTATTCTGAGGGATCATGACCAACAGAAAAGTTATGATGAGTCTCCTTTCAATTCAGACCGAATTAACTTTAACATGACTATGGAAGAATTCTATAGTACGATGTTTAAGGGTCCAAAATGGGAGTCATTCAGGTGGTGTCCTCCAGCTTTATACTGGGGAGCTAGAGAAATGGCTAAACAAGCCATGCAGAACTTCATTCCTGATCCTTATCAAGATGATTCCATCTATGAAAAGGGGAAAACGAGTAAAACAACATTGTATGATCACATGGTGAAAAAAGACAAATGTATCTTGGAAGCAAAACCGAATAATAATTTCGGATTCCATTCAAGAGAACTAAACGAAACACAGAAAATAATAGCTGCGCAGTTTATAGATATGGCAACAAGTGACGACAATTTCGCACTGTTGAAAGAACATGGTTACATCCCAAAAGACTTGACAACTGATGAGTTCCGAGCTATGGATGTTACATGGGGCGAGCAAGCGTACTTTATGATGATAAAGGGGTCTGCTACAACTATTCTAACTCTCAAAGTTAAAGAGCAGAAAGGAATGGGTAAAAGATTGTTTTATGTACAAATGTATGATGCTCAGTGTAAAAATTCACTAGCAGACAATTTGTACTGGCAAATCTTAAGAAACAGCCAGTTTGATTTCATAACTAGCAGGGGGGACGAGAAATTCAGGGAATTGGAAGAAGACATTGAAAAAGTGTTATCTACAATAGCCGAAATTTTTATGATGACTATGGACCAAACTAAGTATGGAGATATGTATGCGATTGACGCCTTAATATTCCAAACTGTAGCTTTGTACCATGCAGGTTACTTTAGCAAAAACATGTGTGCTTTTATCTTAGACTGTTTTGAAGCCTTGAAAAAGAGAATTATTCTCCTGCCGAAGGCTGTCTACAAACACTACTCTAAGTGGGTTCAAGCTGGGTGCCCAGTTGGTGAAACTGATTCAGATGTGTTCAAATTCTCAAAATTTGCAGCATTCAAGAAGTATGTAGATCTAAAAGTTATTGCCAAAGAATATATCGAGAGAGATATTGAATTTGGGAAGGACTTGAAGAATATAGAACCTATTTTACAGAATGAATTCTATAACAAGATTCCAGGGTTTACTCTCGGAGTATACAACTTTGCTGGTTCTTATGGAACTGCAG